AGGGGAAGTGGTGGACGTTGTGGTAGGCGGGACTGTTGTCGTTGTACTCGTCGTTGTAGTGGTCGTCGTGGTCTCCGGCACGGTCGTTGTGGATGTACTCGTCGAGGTCGTTGTTGACGTAGTTGTGGTGACGGGTATCGTCGTCGTTGTAGACGATGTGGTGGTTGTCGTGGTAGTGGGGGCGGTTGTAGTTGGGGGAACCGTTGTTGTCGTGGATGTTGTAGTTGTGGACGTTGTTGTGGTTGATGGCGTTACCTCTTCTACCAAAAGAGTGACCTGTGTAGACCACCCAGAGTATATACCCATTGTATCATTATCCGCACGGACATCAAAGACGTATGACTCTCCTAAACCACCAGTGCTTTCAAATAAACTAAACGGCAAGGTGTAGTCAGTATTTAAAGCATTCTCATCACCTACATTGCCTGTAGCAACACCCCAGCCAGCATCTGGCGGTATTCTAAAAGAAATCGCATACCGCTCCGGTTCAACATTACCAGTGTTAGGAGCATCCCAATCAAGATAAACACCGTCAGAAGTAACTTCTCCAGTCAAATTCATAGGTGGACCAATTGTTTGAGGAACTGTGGTGGTGGTTGTGCTAGTAGTAGTTGTAGGAGAGCCGCCAGAAAGATCATAATTCTGAATAACTAACTCGTAAGAGTACCCAGATGGGTTTGTTCCAAGTTGCCTCTGCGAACAACAATAGCCAGCACGAATTAAATAATCTCCAGCACTTAACTGAGCAACAATTTTTGATGATACACACTGACCAGCACCATGATTACCATCATCATTTTGCGTAATCAAAGCCCCAGTTGACTCAGGATTGTCATCATACAACCATAAATAAGGATCAGCCCCCGGCTCATTACACTCACGGTTTGAATTACCATAAATATAAACAGTGTCTGCTTCAGAAAGACTAAACGACCACTCAGACTCCTCAGTAACCGTATACGTAGATGCCCTCGCCACACTCGGAAACAGAGAGAGTATGGCAAGGGCAACTACAACAGCCGCAGGTAAAAACCTTGTTTTAGAAGGCTTAAAAAACTTCATTATATATCCAGACTATCATCTAGACATTTATTTTTATAGTTTACTTTTTAGGTGGAAGAATCTTTACAACCCAACTTCTACTACCGTCAGGATTAACTCTCCAAAAACCTTCAGTCTTCGCCATCTTTCTTCATACCCTTAGCACCAAAGTAGCCACCGATAATACCGATAACGCCACCAAGAGCAGTCTGAACAAGCGTCATAACGTCAGAAGAAACATCAACCGGCTCACCTGTTTCAAATGTTTCAAACGATGCAACAACATAATCACCGATAATAGCCAGCATGATGCAACCCATCACACCAGCAGCCAGAACATACATAATTTTTTCTCTCATCCGAACATAACTTTCCAAGTACGAGCACCAACAAGACCATCAGCCCTGAGGCTATTAGCCGACTGCCAGTCACGAACCTTCTGGCGAGTAGCGGGACCAAAATCACCGTCAACCTTCGCACCAATCTTCGCCTGAATCAACTTCACAGCTTCTCTATTAGCAGACTTAAACTTAATTACCTCACCCGGATAAGGATGGCTCTGAGAGGCTTCTGGAGCCTTCTGAGGGGCTTCTGCTGGAGCAGGTGCTGGAGCATCTGCCTTACAGTCACAATTCTTAGCGTGCTGATCAGAACCCGGACCCCAAATACCATCAACATGAAGGTCATGATCTGCCTGCCACGCCTTAACAGCAGCCTCAGTCTTACGACCAAAATCTCCGTCTACAGGTTGAGCACCGACAATGCGCTGAACCTCTTTCACACCATCACCCTTAGAACCAACTTGGAACCAAGGAGTCTTTCCAACAGGAGCAGCCTGAGTCTTAACAGCAGGCTTAACAGAAGGAACACCTTTACCGAGAAGTTCACCAATTACACGCTCATAGTAGGAGGCATCATCAGCATACTTATCTGAAATCTCAATATGTACCCAATCACCGCCCGGAGTCCCCGAGAAGGCTTTCTTGTCATACACTGACCAAGCATTACGATCACACTTCCAACCTCTGCCCCAGGGCTTTGGATAATAATCAAACACCGCCTCAATTTCAAGAACATCGGCATTATCCACCAAGAACTCCATCATACGACAAGCATCCTGATAATTGCCAGTTCCACGATACGGCTTACCTCTCCAAGAAAGATCTCCGGCTCTACCGGTAGCATGAACCGAAAGGCTTGACTTTCCACGCTTCTTTCTAACACCAAAAGTGCCATTGTTCCAAAGACCAAAATGGTCTTCCAAAAGATCAACAAGTTTTTCAAATCCGGCACGCTTACCAGAAGCGGTCTTATCATATCCGGTATAAGATCTATTCATTTTATTCCTCCTAAACATGTAATGCCATTATAGCATAGTAAAAATATTAAATATTACGACGTAAAAGATCTCATAACGGTGGCACAGGGAAATCTACGTTAGGCCAGTTCGGATCAGAAGGCAAATCACGTAATGCTTGTCGATAGGCTGACCACGACGCTGTATCCCAAGGTGCATCAGCGACCACACGATAATCAGACCACGCTAGCAAATCATTACGCCTAATACGCTGTATCCCCTCAAAAGAGTCCGTCTTGCGCTCACCCACCTGCCGCTGAATCCATTCATACCATTCACCAAAAGTCATGAGACGAATAACACCATCAACTTCTAAAGTAACTGACCCCACAGGGTACGCTCTCTCCAAATCTTCTCTTGTCCATGTAAACATGTATTACCCTCCTATATTATCCAAAAAGTTTATATAAAGTGATTGTGCCGCCAGTGTAATTGATGTCATAATAATTGTAACCATTATTAAAGATAGCCAACCTTACGGCGGCTGGGTTATCTCCGGTAGTAAGTAAAACAAAAACACCGGCGAAATTAAAACCCGGATTTCCAGAAGAATTTGCAAAAATTGCATTACTAACATTCATAAGGTTGGCCGTTGAAGCGGTCGCTGTATATGAGTCTTGTGATGTTATTGTTGATCGAGTAACATGAATAGCATAAAGAGAATTAATCCCTAGCCGCAATCTATTAATTCCGTTACTATCTGTATCAATTAGTGCGATACCATCCGGGTCACTTGTTTCAGTAAGAGTCGGATATTCTACGTATTCATTATACGTTACTGTTCCTCCTGAATAACTATATGTTGCAACAGGAAACATTGCTCTACGACCCAATGAGTAATCAGCAATATGTTCCGTATCAACAGCATCATCAGCAATCTTTGCGTTTGTTACAGCGTCTGCCGCTAATTCCGTAGTTCCAACAGAACCTGCCTGCACACCGACCTGTATCCATTCCAACCCATCTGCTTGAGCAGAATTAGCACTCAACACATAGCCGTCAGTGCCAACAGTTTTAACAACAGGATTAGTTCCATTATGAACAACAAGATCACCCTTAGCCGATTGCAAATTTACATAACTGTTTACTTCATCAATTGTTGTAGCATCTAAAACATGATCAACAAAAGCTCCACTACTATGAGAAACCGCAGTTGTACCATCGTAACCCCTTTGACTCACAGTTAAAGTGTTTGAAGACCTTGAAGTGACAAGAACTTTCTCTTCGAGACTAGTTCCTCTATCAAGTACAATAACAAAAGGGGCTACAGAACCAGTCGGAAAGGTGCTACCATCAGTGAGAGAAATAGACGTATCAGCACTAGACAGCGCACCAGTCGTTGTCGTTTCAACCACATTGCCTAAAAATTCTCTTCTAGCCATAAGTGCTCCAATCAGTCAATACTGATATCCAAGTCACCCGTAGCAATACGCAAAGTGTCACCAGCATCAAGGCTCTTGTTAGCACTCAACGTGCCATGCACAAGAAGATTGCCACCAGTAGAAGCGTCATGAATGCCGACAGCAACAACGGTAACAGCAGGCATACCAGTAAAGTCAATATTTCCACTATTCTGCGTAGCACCACTAGCCGCAGCATCAAATGTTGCAGCCTGACGAGCATAGGACCCACCAGATACCTCAGTACCACCACCGCTATCTGAAGGTGCAGCGCTATAAAGTGCTACATACACAGCAGAAGGTGCAGTATAGGCAGTTGTGCCAAGGAAGTGATCCAACAGAGCATCTTCCAAATAATCGCTAAGATTTCCAGCCATTAGTTATTCTCCTTATAATACTCTTCCAACTCTAGTTGAGAAGGAAGTCTAAAATTATCTAGAGTAAGCAAGTGATCTGCCTCTTGCTCCTCAATCTCATAAATCCTGTTCTCTCTAGTGAACCGAATACCACCCTTAGTGGAATAAGCAGCACCACTATCAAAATAAATAAACTTCTTACCCGCCGAAGCTTTTGCAACAGTCTTTTCAGGAACAGGAGACTTCTCAGCCTTAGGAACAGCAGCTTTCTTAGCGGTTGTTTTCTTAGCCGCAGACTTCTTAGCAGGAGCCTTCTTAGTAGGCTCAGGAAGGTCAGACGACTTTACTACATTATCACTCATACCAACAATTCTATCATAAGTATCATTATAAAACAGAAAAGGCGGGGGATTTCTCCCCCCGCCCAATCCGTTAGGATGCAACTATAACAGTCCTAAGATTTAATTATCAGGTGCTGCGAAGCTTGACGTTCTTAGCGATTACGTAGCTGTCAGCATTTTCGATGTTAGCAGCAACACGCATGAACTGAGTATACTCAATCGTGTCAGTCTTCGGCTGGAACTGGCGGTACACCGTGATGTCACGATGGAGACCAACCACGCGGTTGTTCGGGAACGTAAGTTCCACATAACCGTGTGAACCAGATGCACCCGAGTAGTCACCTGAAACATCTTCCGGCATCAACGGAACTTCAGTGAGTCCGATACCGAAAGGTGCGAGGCCAGTTGAACCAGCGCCACCATTTGCACGCATTGCGCCATTCAAG